CGTTTGCCATTTAATTTTCCTATTTTTAGTCTGTAATTTTTCCACCTTTTTTGAAATGCTGTGCTCTTTGAACATCATTCATTTTTTCAAAATCGGCTCTAGTAATTTCATTAGTTTTTGGCGCACTGCGCTGATTCCCAGGAGCACCGCCCCCAGCAGATTGATTGCCCCCAAGTAAGGGAGCGTATTTCTTATCTGTTTCGAATTGTTGTCGAACACTTGCTAATACATCAGCATCAGCACGTCCGTATTCATCTGCAATTTTAGAAATGCTGCTAGCTATGAAAGTGCTTAAAAGCTCTGCTTTATAAGCATCTCCCTTGGCTAAATCATTCGCTATTTTAATTGCGTCAAGATTAATTTTTTCTTCTCTTCTTTCTTTTCTGTCTTGTTGTAATTGCTTTTCTAAATTCTGTTTGTCTTCTTGAGCCTGTTTCCAAAGCTTTTCGTATTCGCCGTTCTTCTCGGCTACAACAAGCTTTTCTTGACGTGCTTTTTCTGCTTCTTCTGCTTGACGTCTTTTTTCTTCTTTAGCTTGTTTAGTTTCTTTTAGTAATTCTTCTTTTTTAGCACTTATTGCTTCTATTGCTTTCTGCGCATCCGCAAGTTGCTGCTTAAGCAACTGCACTTCATTAACTTCTGGTTGTTCTTCATTTGGTTGCTCTGCAACTATTTCTTCACTCATCTATAGTTCCTCGGGATGTATAAATCGTTTTCTTCGTTTTCTATTATTCCTGTACGCTCTGCGTATTGTCTAACTTCATCTTTGGTTATTATGCCCTTGTCTATCATCAACATTTGTTGAGCAATTAGATTTGGGTCTGCGGTGTCTTCATAAAAATCTTTATTCAAGACATATTTGACAAGTGCTTCATTAGCATTCATGAATTGACAAGCAATTTTTAGTGATTTAGTGACAGCCCAGCCTATGTTAGATGTTAATGTGTACAAAGCACTGTGTTGCGCACCATACCTAATACGAGCTGCTTCTGCTGTTTCTCTGCCACCCGCCGCTTCTATGAGACGCGCACCAATTCGTGCGGCTTCTGCTAATTTATCGCTCATTGCTTGCGCAGCAAGTTGGTTAGCATTTGCTTGTAGTAAAACAGGTTTTCCACCGGCCCCTAAGACAAGAGCTTTTCTAGACCCGAAGGCAAGGCCGCCTTTATTCGCATCGTCGAAGTCTTCTTTACTTACGTCACCTGGGTCTATTACAAGATATGGTTGGCCACAAATAAAAATACTTTCTTCATAGTCACAAGAGTTGCGATAGTGCCCTAAATTTAATATTGCTAAATCATATAAAGGCTGTGGATCAATTTCTTGGTCATTATTTTGTGAGCCTATAAAAACAAAGGGAATTTGATCTAGAAAATTACCGTTGTAGTCTTTGATGTATTGACTACTAATTAAATTGTCTTCATCATCATATATTTCTTGGAAATAAAACCCCGATGCATCAAGACGCAACACACGATATTGATCTTTTTTGGTTTGGTCAAAAGGGTCGTCTGGGTCAGCATCAACACTTTCTTTTAATGTGATTGAACTATTTTTTACAACGCCGTTATATACTTTCGTTTTCCAGTTTGTTATACTTTCAGCACAATAAGGTTTTATATATACTTTGCCACTATTATTATAGAAGTCTATTAATAGCCCCATGCGGCCTGTCTGTAAGACTTCGGACGCGGCGTATTGGCTAAATTGATAAATATTTATGCCGCTGCCGTTAAAATCTTCAATAAGGTAGTTTAGTTCAGGAGGCAGGGACAGTTTTAATTTTTTTCTAAAAATTAAGCCTGTAAGACCTTCCCTTGTCAAATTTGTAAAATTTGTTAAAATACCGTCTTTTTTATACTGCTCATTACGTTTAGAGTCTGGATTATCGGGTTCTGGGCTGCGTATATGACACATAGCATCATTGTTAACAATGTCACGTATTAGTTTATAGCGGGGTGCAGCTTTTATATAATCAGGGTGTAACGTGCTTGCCGGCATGTGTTATCTTCTTTCTGCAAAAGAGTAATCGATTGAAAAAATTGGTTTTTTAATCGGAAAACTGTAATGAATTCGGTAGCCCATGGCGTCTAATAAGTGATCGATTCCTGTAGATTTGTCGGGCTCGTTGTTCTTGTCGTATGCTTGTTGCTCTAAATAGTTTGTTAGATTGGGGCATTCATTGACATTAACTAAAAATCTATCTTTTTCTAGCACCTTTATTACGGATGCAACTCTATCCTTAATTCTTGGGTTTTTAGAATGCGCTCTAACAATAAAACCTGCTTGATCTAGTTCTGCAATGTCGCTAACTGATGCGTTTGACGTATGCCTATTTCTTGCGCTAGCATCTGGATAAGCAAATATTTTATGTGTTGGCCATCGTCTTTTTATCTCTTTTATAAGGGCAGGCGTATCTAATTGTTTTGTTATTTCTGCCACTGCCCTTATGTCGTCTGCGTCATCAACAAAGATGACGGCAGATGTATTACCAACGTTAAAATCTATGCCAATATGCAAAATGTCATTTTGCTGGATTGTTCTATTTGTTCTATGACGTTTTCTATCAAAATTATAATAAACTGTGCCGGATTCTAAATTTACAAACTTTCCTTCCATGTATGCATCAAGCATTTCTTTAGGATAGGTGCTTTTTAAGCCGTCTATATAATCATCAGACAAATATGGGTTATCTAATGTGCGCCCGTAAAATAATTTAAATTCTGGATTTTTCTTGGCATTTTCATTGTCTGGATGCCACATTTTATAAAAAAACTTAAACCCTTCCGGAGTAGAATAAACAGAAATTCTGTTTATACAATCAAACCTTTGGGCTTTTTCATTCCATTTCTTGTATTCTGTAGGAACATCTTGGATGTTTTGACGATTCCGTCCCATTATTTTGAAAAAGGCTTTTTCTGCATTGTCGGCAGACATCGTGTCTATTTCGTCTATGTGACTAGTGTATGTCTCATACCCAACAAGAGCATCTATATTGTCCATACTCTTGAAATAGCAATCACCAACACCGCTATTTGATGTATAAATAACACTTTCTTGTTTATTTAATGTGAATCTAATACCTAATTCAACAAGCCATTTTTGGACATTTGGCCATGCTACAGTTCTAACTAAGTCATGGAATGGCTCATAAACACCAACAATCACACTACTGCTATGCATCATGTCTGTTGATGTACAAAGCCCCATTAAATGAGACTTTCCAAATGCGTACCCAGCGCTTAAACCCCTATAGTGGGCTTGAGAAGCAAAGAATTCAGCCTGCCCTCGGCTTAAACTAATCTTCGCTGTCGTCATCTTCGTCCCTTGGACGCAAAATTGTAATTTCTAACGCTTTAACAGGTACTTCTTGCTCTTCTTTGGCTTCTTTCTTGTCTACCCAATTCTTAATTGAAAGATTTTTCATTCCGGCAACAAGAACAGATGCATTCCCTTTTTGTGCTAAATTTTTGGCCATGTTATGCCAAAAAGCAGCATATTGCATTTCACCAAATTCGTGGGCTTCTGTAAATTCTGGAATTTCTTCAATCCATTTTTTATATTGCGAGTACAAAATACCCCATTCTAGGCAGCATTCAATCTCTGTTTTACCTTCAAAACGAAGGCCCGATAAAAGGGCCTCGGCATATTTACTATCATATTCAGCCATTAGCGTTTGCTCAATTCTTTGAGCATTTCCTTAATTTCTTTTATATCGTTAGAAACATATCTAAATGCTGTTCTAACTTCTATTGCATCTTTTTCAGTATCATTAGCCCTTTCTTCAAGCTTTTCTAGACGCTCATCGTGCTTCTTATGCATAGACCATGCCACGGTGCAAATTATTGTTAGCAAAGGCAAAATTGCGTAACGTAAAAAAAGTTCTATAGCATCTAATGTCATTGCGCATTACGCTCCCCTGCGTCCAATACTTTGTCTATTAGCTCAACTTCCTGCTGTGACCCTGTGAAAATTCCTGAATTTTTTAAGTCTTTAAAAGCTTCAGCTCTGTTAATGCGTGCTTTCTCTAACTTGTAATCTCTGCGAGATTGCAGCAAATCGGTAAATCCTGCATATCCATTTTTAATAAATGGGACCCCCCATATTGAGCAATAAACAGCTTGAAAAATGTACTGAAACATAGGAGGAATCAATGTGAAATTATGCCACATTTCTCCGGCTTTGCTTGGGAATATCATTGTAAAAACAATGGGGACACACAAAAACCAAAATGTATTTTGTTTAAAGTTCTGAGATGTGGAATTTAAACGTTCTTTTAAATCGTTACTTGCTGCTATATCAGCAGACTTAGTTATTTCAATTTGTGACTGCAGCACAGCTAATTTATATTCCTGCTCTTTTTGTGTTACTTGCTGCTTAAAAGAAAAATAATCTTTTAATGGTTGTGTAAATCCTGAAATGAGCGGAACTAGAGCAGCGAGAAAGGCAAACATTATTTTCTCAGTATTTTGTCTCGTAGTTTAACGAGTAAGTTTTTAACTTTGTTTGAAAAACAAACACCGGCGATGAAAGAAGCTAGAATTAGAATTAACATGAAGTTCCTTGGTAAGAAGGACATTTTTTAGAAACATGCATGAATTAATGCCCTGGGAAAAATGTCTAAACCTACTACCTAGTAACCTGTCGATTTGAGGGTGCTTATATAGCATGTCCTTGACAGGTTTTGTTGACTGCGCGTAATGAATCGCTGAGGAGAGAGCATTTTATAATGCCAGCGTTTTACGCGCTTTATTTATATTATACCACGCCTAACACATTCATTGATCGATTTCAATAAAATATTTGTAATATTTTTGTAAAATTCTCTTTACAATTTTGTTACAAAATATATAATAAATAATATCAATATGTTAGACAAATTGTACAAGAAAATCGCGCAATGGCGCAATTGAATATGTTATACTTGGGTTGTATTCGCAAGAATGCAATATAGTTTATTTCTATAGCGGCAAGTTTGAAGCTTCCCGCGAACCACTAAGGTGAGCGGGAAGAGAAGCAAGGAGGTAATAATGAAAGATTTTGCTAGCTGGGTTTCTGATATGGCAAATAGTATTGAAGACAACAGCACGTTTCTTAGAGAAACGTGTGCGGAATGTGCGGAAAGAAAAAAACAAGAAAAAACAAATTCACCAAAAGTAGAATGGAATGATTCTCAAATACGCATGAAAATGGCTGACTTACTCATAGGTGAAGTGCGAACATTAAAAGATGTTGATATGTGGCTCAGAGTATATTGTTCTTCTTTTGACATCTCAGAAGACAAAGTAAATGAAAATTTGATTTTGCGCATTCAAGTACAAAATCAAATGACCAGCTTTACTGCAGCAGGGCTTAAGGTATTTCGTGAAAATATAGAAAAAGGGTTTATATAATGAGCTACGACCCAGAGAAAATGCGAGAAATTTCCGAAGGCATTATTAATGCCGCCGGAGGAAAGTTAACAGATAAGAATATCGATGGAGTTTTTAAAATTCTTGATACTATGTATCAAGAAATAAATAATAATTGGGAACAATTTTTAACAGAAAATACTAATGAAGCTTTAGCCATAGATAATTTTTGTTGCGCTTGTTGTGGAACTTTAATACAAATAATAAGAGAAAGATTAAAAATTTATGCAGATGTATGTTGACAATATTATCCAATAATGGTACAATAATATTGGCCAATCTGGAGAATACTATGTATGTTTACATTGTTTTAGAACATTCTGATTTAAAATATCAAACCGATGCTATTTTACACGGCGTATTTTCTACTAGGGAAATTGCGGAAAATAAAAAACTTTCATTACATAGAAAAAGATTAGCAAAAAACGTAGGATATGTTTCTGTGTTGAAAAAAAGAATTAAAGGCCCTGTTGCATGAGGATTTTTTCTATAGGAGATATTCACGGAAGGCAAGACCTTCTAAAAAACCTACTATCAATCCTAAAAAAACATCATAAATTAAATTTGTCCGTCGACAAATTAATTTTTATGGGTGATTATATAGACAGAGGCCCTGATTCATATCTGGTTTTGCAATCAATAAAATCTCTCACTGAAAAGCATCCGAATAATGTAGTAGCTTTACTAGGAAATCATGAACAAATGATGCTAGATTTTCTTGAGGGGCAAGATAAATGGGGAATTTGGTTTTCTAACGGAGGCCATGCCACAATACATAGTTTTGGTAATAATAGTTTCGATCCTATGGTAGAATGGCTCTCAAAACTTCCATATTCACATCAGGAGCCGGGATTTTTCTTTTCCCACGCGCCAGTACCTCCGGAAATAGATCGCGCACCTAGGAACAAATTTAAGCCTTTTACAAGAGAAGAGCTTATTTGGACATTCCATAAAGATGAGAAGGATGGAGCTAGAAAACATGAAAACGCTATAGGCGTTTGTGGGCATGTTCATGCATTATTTCAAGGATTGTATGAGCCTCGTATTTACGATCATTACATCTTCACTGATGCAGGGTGTGGATGTCATCCGAAAGCTCCTTTAT